AAGATATAGGATCCTAGGACGCATGGTCTTGGGATTCTAGGAGGGTTGGTTTTTTGTTCGGAGGGAATCCTTGTTCTTGTCATAACTTAATCTTTGAATTGAGCAACATGAGTTTGGTTGATATTGATTTTGGTATGTCTCGCATTGCGAACATGGACATGTTGGACATGTTGCCTACAGCGTTTTCTTGGCCTAATGTGCAGAAAGGTTATTTGACTAAACGTCATTTGAAGCAGATGGAGCGTTTGAATTTTATGGCCTTTTTAATTGGGAACGGGGTAAATCCTGATATTGCCGCAGGTATTGTGTTGTATCCAGGTAGTTCATACGACAAAGCGGCAGTGGGCCATGTGAGAGAGCTTAGCAAGTTGCTTCCTGCTAGACATATAAGTACAACTTATTATGACATGAATCTTTGCAAGTATGTTAATCTTATGAGCGGGGAAGAAATAGGTAAGGGTAATCCTTACGAATTATGGCCGCGACTAAAATGAATGCAGATGAAGTAGGTCGGTTGTTGTACGATATGACTGAAGATCCATTTTCTGATAATTATGACGATGCTGTAAAGCGATTTTTGAATGAAGTAGGGGTTGAATTGCCTAGTATTGATGAAAATGTATTTAGTGAAGAACATATATCAATGTATAACAAATTAATGAGTGAATTATTGTAATTTTAATTTTTAAATTAAAATGGTTTTTGAATTTAAGGTTCCGCCTATTATTACCGGAACCTTGTCCTGCTAGGGTTTTGTATATATATAGTAACCCTATGTTTTAACCTTGTCCTGTAACTTTGTCCTGGTGCTGAAATTAGGACGGTCAGAAAAGATTTGGATTGCGAATTAAACTCTCCGAAGTAGATTTGCTTAAGTTAATTTTGTGTTGAAAACATAAATCTATTATTCGCAAACAATGTCTAAGCGCCCCCGTACTTCTTCTGGAACGACTGCACAGCGTCGTGCTATTGCTATTAACGCAAAGACGCGTGCGAAATTTCCTTATTCTTCATACGGTACTGCACATTATCGCAGGGGTACTGAAGAAAATATTGGTAGATTCGGATCTACGTATAAGGAAGCCTCTCCGCAACAGCGTATGATGCGCAAAGTAACTGGTTACGTTGGCAGGGGAGCATATGGAGTGAGAAAGTTTGGGCGCGATTTTAAAGCTATAGTTCCTAAGTCTATTCGTAAAGCTGCGGAGCAAGCGATAGTTTCTGGTATTACTAGTGGTATGGCCGGTAGCGGTCTTTATACCGGAAGAGGGTTATATACAGGAAGGGGTTCGTATAATAACTTGATTGAGGGTGGCAGACCTTCCATGTCGTATGGTTCTTCAAATGATGAGACGCAAAGTCTCACTATTTCACATTGTGAATATTTGCAAGATGTATACGGCGGTGCAACTCAAGGATTTACGAATCAGTCCTTCCAACTTAATCCAGCTTTGCTGGAGAATTTTCCCTGGTTGTCGCAGTTGGCCGCTAATTATGAAGAATATGAATTTATACAATTGATTTTTCATTTTAAAAGCACTGTAGATGCTTCAGCTGTCAATAATGCTAACGGTTCTACCGGTACCATTATTATGGCGACTAATTATAACCCGTCTGCTGCAGCGTTTACTACTAAGGAAACCATGATGCAATATCATGGGGCTGTTTCTGGCCGTTTGACGGAGGATCATTCGCATGGTGTGGAGTGTGATCCTACTAAGAACGCTGGTACTGCGCAGAAGTATACTAGAAGCAGTCCAGTTGTTCCTGGACAGGATTTAAAGACGTTTGATTTGGGTCTTTTTCAGTTAGCTTCTGTTAATATTCCGCAATCTTTCCAAAATCAACAAATTGGTGAGTTGTGGGTGGAATATTCTGTTAAACTGGATAAACCTCGTCTTTATTCTGCGTTGGGTGGCAATATTTTGGAGTCTAGATGGCTTTCTAGTGGAACTCCGACTGTTACTGCTCCATTTGGCACTATTTTGAGTATGCAACAAAATTCCATCGCTGCTGATGTTGTCAATGATCCTACGAATCCTGGTGCTTCTATTACTTTTCCAGATTTTATGACAGGATTGTTTGAGGTGCAATTATTTATTGAGCTTAATACAGCTGCTAATGTTTCAGCGCCTATTGTAAGTCCTAGTGGTTCAGTTGCGTTGTGGGTTGATAGTTATGGGTGGACACCAGCAGGTACTAGTGCTTCATCCAGTACCTCTAATTATATCACTACTATCACTGGTCAAGGTGCATATTGGATATCTATTGCAAGAGTATTTGTGAACCCTGTAGTAGCTGGTACAGATAATAAGTTGAGAATGTGTTTTACTTCTATTCCTGGTACAGCTACAGTTGTTCAAAGCGCTTTGGTCATTCGTCAGTGCAATCCTACTCTTGGACAAAGTACTAGCAATCCTGCGCCTAATTATGTTAATTCTTCAGGCAGCATTGTTACTGTTGCTTAATTTTTCTGTAGTGATCATAATTTATTAACAGATGTCGTATTTTAAAGAAAACTTGTTTTTGAATGCATTATACCACTATGAACCAGGAACGTTTTATCATTTCACTGGTTCAAGTGCTGTTAACGTTACTGGTAAAACTGATTTTGACCATGATTATAGGAAGGAAATAGAAGAAATTATGGAAAGTCGAAATTTTTTTGATGGTTGCGAGCGATTTTCGGAGCTTGCTTATGATGCAAGGAAAACAAGTAATCAGACAATTGGTATATATGGAGAAGCGTTTGTTGCTGCTATATTTTCTTTGAATATGGTTGAGTTGGGTTTAGAGCAGCAGCAAATAGACGAAGAAGCTGCTTGGAGGTTTAGGCTTGTAGAAGATCAAAATGAATGCGATATGGCTTTTATGGTGCGTATGCCGCCTAAAGCTGGTGAGTATTTTGGGCAAGATATCTATTGCTATGTTTGTGTAAAGAATTCTACAACTAAGGATAATTACGTAAAAAGCAGTTCTAAGTTTATGAGAACTATTGGCCCTCTGTTTCGTATGGCTCGTCCTACGATGGTTATTAGAATTAGATCATATGAGTTTGATTTGAATAATCCAATGGGGAGTACGTTTAAGATGCGAGTAGGTGTTGATCGCAATTTTGTGTTTAATTCGGCGGACGATACCATTAATATGTTAACATAAATCAAATATGACAATTAGATTGGTCTTTGAATATATATATCTGTATTGTACTTGTTGCAATACAGGAATGGTTGTAGTACCAACTAAAGATGAAAATGATATAAAAGTTAATGTTTAATTTACAGGGTTAAAAATAGGATATGTAGGTGGTTGTCTATCTATATGTTCTTCATCAGGATCAAAGACGAATTGTTGGTTTTTGTCTTGTGACCATGGTGCTGAACCTTTAGTAAAATATACAATTTGAGTAATTCTACGTTCTAATTGGTAAAGGTTTTCATCGGATTGAGACTTCCATGTTTCTCTTGGGCTTTTAGGTGTTGTTATGATAATATACTTTGAATTGAATTGAGCATGTGTTCCCTTGACGTTTACGAGGTGGGGATAACAATCTAAAAGGCGGAGAAATTCCGAAAATGGGCACATTGCAGAACGGTAATCGTCAATGATGACAAATTCTTCATTTTGGTAGTTTTCCCAAAATTCGAATGAGGCGTTCTTGTAATATGCTTCACCATTAGTAATTTCATAGGCTAATCTAGACTTACCGGCTCCTGAATCTCCACAGAACCAATACACTTTGGATTTAAACGTGCGTTTAGCTTGGCTAACCGCGATGGCTCTACGGACTCCAGTACTGTGGTGCATATAGTATTCTGGATCGATTTCGAAGATTTCAGCTTCGTTAGCTCCAGATCTAATTGCTTCTGCAATCGCAGCAATGTCACTTCTTGCGCCTTTGCCAGCAGGTCTTTCTCCATACGACTCGGTGTTGGGGTTCGTTGGGTCTGCTGTTTCTGGTTTTGATACGTACTCTTCGGATTGCTTGATGGTCCCACGCATGATGTTGAGCCAGCTGTTGTTGGATCCATCGCGTCTTGTAAAGACTTCTCTTGCGGTTTTCCAATAAACCCGTTTGTCGAAGCATGCGAGACCTTGTAGGTGTTTAGTCTGCGTTTGGGGGCATATTTCTCGTTTGTACATGATGTATTCCAATCCGCTGCGCTTCGTTTCAAAGGCAGTTTTGATGGTATCGAGGTCCTGTTGAGTCCAGTTGTTGATGGTGAATACCCAGTTTTTGCCTCTTCCTGTTTGGGCTTCACGTGGTGTTGGTGGTTCTGGGACTCTGGGAGCAGGTGCCAAGGAAATTTCGTTTGTTGTGGGATCGATTCTGGCTCTCTTCGGAGGGTTGGTTTCAGGAGCTCTTTGAATTGGTCGAGATACAGAGTCGATTTGCATTGCGGACAGTTGAGAAGTTGACTGCATGTTGTGATATCTGTTGGGTTGACAAGCCAGGCGTCGTAGCAGAGAAGACAGTTTAATCTTATGGAATTAATTACGTATTCTGTTGGGTTCATGTTAGTTGTTAGTTAATGATAGTAGAGACAGTGGTAAACAGTAATTAATTGTGAGGTTCTTAGAATCCTAATGTGTTTGTATGCGATAGGATAGTAGGATCTCAGACTTGGTCTAGGAAACATCTAGAACATTCTATTCCTATTGCGTACGGCGTAGTTTAAGATATAGGATCCTAGGACGCATGGTCTTGGGATTCTAGGAGGGTTGGTTTTTT